AGTGTGCTAATATGTCCCGTTTCTTTTTAGTTCCAATAGTAGCGGTACGTACCGGAGAGTACTGAGTAGCATTCTCCGGTCGGTTTAGTCCAACAACGTTTTCACGAGACATTCGCATATATTCGACAACTTCTGCCCGTTGCCATGCCGACCATATCACAACCATGTGAGTCGGATTCTCTAACTCAGGATTGTGAAGGTGATCGGTTACAGCACGGAATATTCTGTCATTAGATGAACCACATACACCTAAGTTGACATAATCCATATTCAGTTTTTTCGCAAGAATAGAAGTCCATGTTTTGTCCCAATGTTCAGGTGGGTTACGGTCGAACCCCTCTAACTCATCTCCCCATACAAAGCTACAACCAGCAGTCAACAACATGTAATACTGTCCCTAATTAGTAATTAATTTATGAGAGTATTTATACTACTTCAGAATCGTGCTCTAAGTCATGTATGTACAGTTGAATCAACGAGTAGTGTAACACTTTAATAATGTCCTTACGCCACTCTTTAGGAGTCTCACCCTTCTTACCATAACGTTTTAAATACTTCTTAGCGTTACCGATACAAAACCCTGTTCCATGCCCATCGTCAATAATATCTTCGGTCGCCTGAATCTTACCGCCGGCATAGTGTTGGTTATAAGTTGAATCAATGTACAACCGTAATTCATCGAGTAACTGACCTTCACGGAACTTATATGGTGTAGACTTCTTATCGGCATCAAGGAGAGCGACTAGTTTGTCGTATCCAATGGATTCTTTAGGGGCCCTTACACCAAACCCAGCCTTATCCCACCCTGCGGGAGTTGCGTCATTCAATCGACTAGCAAGTTCTTGTTCTGAATAATGACTCATATGAACAACTCCTCGTACAAATCAAAGACCTCATTAGTTTCAGAACGAGCTTCATCTAGATTTCGTTTATGATAGATGTTGGCAATCTTACGAAAGTGTTTCTTATCAATCTCGTACTTTTCAGCAGTAACGTCGACGATATCTTTCATCAACTCACGTTCCGCTTCGATACGTAACATGCTATCGGACATTTCTCTTACCGCCGCAGCGACTTTATCTTTATCTGCTAAAATCATTATAGTATAATCCCACTAGTTGCTCGTGTATATTCCTTAGAAAAGTCTTGATTTGTTTCAGTAACAAACACATACTGTTGGAATGCCACAGACCTAGTGTCTTCATCACTAGTCATACAAATACCACGGGCAAAACCAACACCCTGATCACCATGAATTAACATACGTGGGTCTTTTAGTGTTACCACTCCATTGGAGTTCATAGATTCAAACTTACCTACATATTCGCCACTTACCGTGACTACTGTTACCACATCATTTAATTTCATTCTTCACTCTCAATTTCATCAATTAACATATCACGCATCGCTCTCGCTTGCGCATCTTCAGGGTTATTCACACTACCACCATTAACAAACTTATATGCTAGTGTAATGCGTTGACATCCTGCGTAAGCAGCGTGCCAACAGTGTAAATCTTCTTCTTCTCCAGAACCAAAATAATAGTGTCTAGCTTGCCATCCAGGCACATCTTGGATACGAACTATTTCGTCAGTCTTCTTATCATAGTACTCAAAGTAACCATCACCAGTCTCAGACCAAGTGAATAGTATTTGATAAGCGTTCGCATCATAGTTAGTATGCCATCCGACAAAACCGCCTGGCGGGTAATAGGAGAGTAATGCGGACGTGTGTGCTCCAATCTCCGCAGCGAAGTCATACTTGACCTTCTGCATAAAGTCTCCCCACATTTCCTTATCTTCACGTACCATCTTAGAGATAGGTTGCGCAAAGTAACGGTCGGGTGGGCCTACTAACTCAGGGTATCTAGATAGACAATCATCAAGATACTCACGAGACGTATAGTAAATACCTTTGTTGATATCTTCAACTTCGTGGTATGTCCAATACTTCTCATTATTGTAAGAAGGTTTTGATAACATCTCTTGCGAGAAACCATCGAGAACCTTTAACAACTCTTTATTCCTAATAACAACTTCGCTCATAAATCACTTCTTGTTTAACGTAAAACTTCCATCGATTAATTGTTTCCATTGTAACACATCGCCCACCTTCAAGTCAAGGGCTTCCATGAGTTCATCAGAGAATTCTATAGCAAGCTCTCCATCTTCCACTTCAACTATAGGGCAGGTGAATATATTTTTATCTTCCGCGTCGCTCATTTTCAAATCGTTCATTGGCTGTTTTAATATCCTCGTCAGTTAACACATCATAGTTCGTTAAGTAATTTATAGTGTTGGCAATACCGCTCGCTAATCCAGACCGTCTACCTATCCTATAGGCAATAGCGATAACTGCCAACGCAATTACGGTGTGTAGTATTGGATCCATTATAGGATTCCTTATAGTTTGAAGTCAGAAAAATTAGATCTCTCCGTTAACAGTCTCTGGCCAGATGCGCTATTATCGAACGCTGGGCCATTGTCCTCTTCTTTATTTAGAGGCGAATCATTCTGGTCAACATCATACAATCGCATCTTACTTCTATCTACACCGATAACGAATCTCTGGTTCGCACCAAGGTCGTTATATCGGTTCTTTAACTGTTTCACTAATATCTGATTTGACGCTTTAAGTTCGTCATTCACTATGAGCGCAAACATAAGGTCTGCGGTCGCAGGCAATCCAAAAGACTCAGACGTATCTTCCAATCCGACATCATCATTATTGTAACCACCACGAGTAGTTTGTGTCGCCGACACGACAGGCACGTCAAACTCGACAGCAAGTCCACGTAACTCTTCAGCAATTGACTTGATGTAACTATAAGAGTTGATTGACCCACCCATACCCTTCATACGCGCACTTGAACAAATGTTCAGATAGTCAATGAAAATAATATCAGGTATCATATTACGTTTAAGTTTTAGCTCATTCAGTAACGCACGGAAGTGATTAGCATGAGCGGAACCAGTTGGATACTCTTTAATGATTAACTTACCATTAGTCTTAGTAGCAATATTCTGAACCTTCTTAGTAAATGAATCTTTACTGAGATGTTCTAATTGATCAATAGGGACATTCAGTAAGTTCGCATCAATACGTTCTGCGATACGTTCTTCGGACATCTCCATAGTGATGTATAGGACGTTCTTACCCTGAGACAGAGCAGAAGCTGCCATATGGCACATGAACAGAGACTTACCAACACCAGTACCCGCAAGAGCGATGTTCAATGTCTTCTTAGGTAGACCGCCTTTAGTAATACGATTGAAATAGTCTAAATCAAATTCTAGACGTTCTTCTTCCAAGTGGTAGAAATCAAAACGTTCATCAGCGTTATCAATATAGTCGTGACCAATGTTAGTATCGAACGATACGGACAGGGCTTTAGACAGTACATCAGGAATAGCATTCTTACCCAACTCAGCGTGTTTGCCGTCGATGATAGAGATAGACTCCATGACAGCATTAAACACCGCACGGTCTTGACACCACTTCTCAGTGCGCTCAAGTAACCACTCTAAGTTTTCCTCAGAGTAATTGAAGATGTCCGGAAGGATATCCATAGCATGACGGTACTGCTCGTCAGTGAGACGGTCAGTACTGTCCAGTTCAATCTTGAAAGCTTCCTTAGAGGGAAGACGATTGAACTTAGCAATGAACTTAGTAAACTCTTTGAAGAGTGCCTGATAGACACCCTCAAAGTAGTCAGGATTTATAAACGCTGCGACCTTACGTGTGTAAGGATCATTAGTCAATAGATTCCGTAGAATCGTCTGCTGTAGATTGATTTCCGTCACTTGCTGCTCCAATTGAACCATCTTTAATTGCTAGTTCTATTACATCAATTAATATATCTGTGCAAAACTGCTGCAACTCTTCATTTACGAGATTGACCGTCTCAGGATAGCGTGTGGAGACGACATCAAAATTAAACTTTAATTGAGTCTCTTCACCTTCACCATCAAGTTGTACATTTTTATAACGGATTCTACTCCCATCAAATGGAGCACGTAGAATCATTACTTCCCACGTTTGACTATCGTCCTGCGCGTACGCAGGCACTAATTCGTAATCAACACCTTGACTAGGTTTATCTAAATCTAACGCTCTCATTCAATTATCTCCTTTAACGCATCAAGTGTATCTAAGTTGATGGGGCTATTATACCCTATTTGATAGGTCTTGGCAAGGAATTCTTTGAAATCACTTTCAGAAAAGATAGGTTCCCAGAATTCTTCGGTTAGAGTGTCCTTGGTACGAAACTTCTTATCTTCTGCTTCGGTGCCATGACAACGCGAATACCAACCATTACTTGGTTTGATAACATATCCACCAGCCAAGGCAACCTCGAGCAGACCAGACCACTTCTGTACACCACCTTCCCAAGATACGCCAATCGGAATCTTCGACTGTTCTTTCACATATCGAGACTTCTCAACCTTGATGATGAAGTTGTAACCAGTGATTTCCATGCCAGTCTTTTCTTGTTGACGGCCAATAATCCAAATGTTATCAGCTGAGTAATAGATGCCAGTGCCGCCACTAACCACATCTTTCGGAAACAAACCAATCTCTTTATAAGTGTGATTGATTGCCAACATTGGAATGTTCTTCATCGCAAGATACGGAGTACACATTCTGAACAGACCCTTCAGTGCCTTCGCACGTGACATGTCCGCAACACCTTTCTCGCTCAAGGCATCGTCCAGTTCTTTCTTAGACGCAAGGTTACCAATAGAGTCAATGACAATGATTACATCGTCGTCACGGTCTAGTTCTTCAAGCTGACTAATCAAGTCAAACTTCAAGTCTTCGACGTGTTTGATAGGCGTGTGTAACACACGAGAGGTATCAATACCAAACTGCTCGAAGTATGATTGAGGCGATCCAAACTCTGAATCATAGAACAACATAACCGCATCTTTCTTCGCTTTCAGGTAAGCACCTGCCATCAACAATGCGAATGAAGTCTTAAAGTGTTTAGACGGGCCTGCCAGAACCGTAAGGCCTGGAGCAATACCACCATCTACTGAACCAGACAACGCGACGTTCACCATAGGAACGTCGGTCGCAACCATATCTTTTGCCGTAAAGAATTTACTCGTACTGAGAACTTCAGTCTCTTTAATCTTAGAGTTCTTCTTTAGTTTGTCCATTATACTCATTAATCTTTTGCCTCACCAAAGTTAGCGAATGTGATGTTATTAACCTTTTCTCTTTCATCAAGGTCGTATTGTACACGATAACGAGTGTTTATGTCAAGTACTTTCTCAAGTAAGTCAAAAGATATTTCTTGGTCATCCACCTTATGGGCAGAGAACTTTAAGAAAGCATTCGTATCTTTAGGAAGACACGCACCACCGAAACCTCGTTTACCATCAAAGCCAGGCACACGAGTGTGGCCCATACCAACACGTTCGTCCAGTCCTGCCGCACGAGTAATGATGTTATAAGAACATCCATATAGATTAACCAAGTCATATAACTGATTAAAGAATGTTACCTTCGTAGCAAGATAGGAGTTGATTGTATACTTAACGAATGATGCCTCGAATGCGGTCATACGGTGATAGTCATTAGACTCACAACCACTGAAGATATCATAGATTTCAATCAGTTCTTGAGTTGCCTGTGGAGAACCACCCATGACGTGGAACTTGGCAGTAACGAAGTCAGCCTTAGCGTTCTTCTCTGTCAGGAACTCAGGATTATAACAGAATCGGTCTACTTGACGACGATCCATAGTATTGTATAGTCGCTGGACTACATCCGGAGTGATCGTAGATTTAACTACGACCAATGCGTTAGTGTGATAAAGAGTCTTCAGTACAGCATTTTCCACGATAGTAGAGTCTACAGTTCCGTTGTCATTAGATGGAGTCGGAGCACACACAAATACACATTGTGGGTCGAACTCTTTTAGATCATCTACCGATGTATTGTACTTCGGGTCAATTAGTTTGAAAGCAACCATCGGATGAGTAAACGCATACTCAACCGCTTGGCCAACAAAACCGTGACCTACGATTGCCACACGAAAAGGATTCGCTGGACTTAGTGGAGCATCATTATTTGACATTATTTAATCCCATTATAAGTTTTGTACCATTCATAAAAACGTTCAACACCTTCGGCGATACTTACCTTGGGTTGATATCCTAGAGCCTCTAACTTAGAAGTATTAGACCAAGTCTCTAGAGTATCCGCTGGATGTTTAGGTGCGAGGTTTTTAATTGCCTCTTTACCTACATTCTTTTCAATTTGCGTGATGAATTCCATAAGTTCGACTTGTTCACCACGACCGATGTTAAAAATCTCTCCCGATTCAATCTCAGGATGATTTAAAACGCACTCGATACCATCTAGGATATCTTCCACGAAGGTAAAGTCTCGCTTCATGTTCCCGTAATTATACACGGTAATCTCTTCCCCGTCAAGGATTTTATTTGTAAAATCAAATAAAGCCATATCAGGACGACCCCAAGGGCCATATACAGTGAAGAATCGTAGACCGACAGTGTTGAGTCCTGACGATTGGAACTGACATTCGTTTGCCCACTTGGTGTAACCATATGCGTTCAACTGTTTACCGGTCTCTTGACCTTCAGTCCAAGGTACCTGAGAACCCGCGTACACACAAGACGTTGACGCATAAATGATACGAGTGTCGGGAAGGTATTTCTTACACACATCAATAAGATTCTGAGTAGCATCAATGTTGTTACGGTGATACTGTTTCTCTTTACCCATTGAGTCACGTACGCCCGCGTGAGCAGCGAGATGGATGATAACATCTGGAGAAAATTCACGCAATAACGCTTCAGTCTTGATGTCGTCCGCGAGGTCACAGTTCCAGATAAACAGGTCAAAGTGAGTCATGCGGTCTATTTTGAGTTTCGGGTCATACAGGTGACGATTGAAATTATCGATACCTTTTACTTCATACCCATTGTTTTGTAAACGTCCAGCGAGTTGTGAACCTATGAATCCGGCAGCGCCGGTTACAAGTATTTTCTTCATTGTTTAACCATTCCTATAAATGTATTCTAATGCTCGATCAGCCTCTACCAACAGAGGCCTACTAGCATACCAGTTTCCAGTATCGTTGTCGAACTCACGAATTAGGTCTGCGAGTTGGGTGGCGGTGAGGGGATATCCTTTCGCATATGCGTTACCCGCAATTGACAACATAATGCTGTACATCTTACCATACCACCCAGTGTCGCTAATTTGTTGATACTCCGCACCCAGTCTTCGAGGCCAGAACGGGCAGTCACGATATGATGACCATCTGAAGTCAGTATTATTTAGACCGTCCTTACGATGTTGAATTACGGCAGATGCCAAGTGTGGAGGTAGTCTATCTAGAAAAGAATTACCAGTCTTCTCGTGATAAGGATGTTTAGCAATCAACTCTGACACATTCAGAGCAGCTCCTTTATTCTCAAAGAAGAACGACCACGCGTTAGGATATACCGCAGGGATATAGTACATACGCGCAAGGTCTTTAGTCTGTGGGTCACCAATCTCACCCAGTTCAGTGTTGAGTGCGTACCAGAACGCTTTGATGCGCTCGGTCTCAACCGTCTCGTCTAATCGAAAGACAATGCGAAACTTAGGATAGTTATCTACGTCTTTCGGATGAGTCGGCTCACGTGAACTTGCTGTATTGTAGACCACATAATCATACTGACCGAAGTCTTCACGTAATGCGTCTTCTAGGGCACTAAGAGAACCGGTAGGATAATTATGATCGTCCACATCAACACAGCACCAACCACCCCAACGTAGAGTATTGCGGTTAGCGCGAGTCGTGCCGTCCTCGAAAACAGCAGGAGTAATAAGAGCAGAACTGTTAGCACCACCTTTTTGTCCCTCTTTAGTCGAGAGTGCTTTCAGTAAACCAACGAAGGCATCCCAAGTATCAAAAGATTGCTTGCGATGAGTCTTGTTGTCGAACTGATTTTTAAATATAGTTAATTCGTAATTCATGTAGACATTATACCATAATATAGGGGGTCTGTCAACCGAAGAAATCTTCTAAGTATCGTTTGAAAAGTTCGGGGTCATCAACAAACCTCTCGTCCACACCACGGTAAATCCTTCGGACACTTTTTTTCATGTATTTTTTCAAATGTTTTTTCATAGTGCCCTCAGAAAACTTCAATCTCTTCTTATGAGACCAATCATTATCTTGTGACCATTTATCATTGTCTAAATGTTGTTGGGAAATATCAAAGTCAAAAGAGTCTAGTGGTCTATCACTTTTTCTTCCACCGCCTCTGATAAACATCCTCTTCCCAGAATGCGTATCTGTATGGTTAGTCTTATTATTAGGTATCATCCGAAGAAATCCTCTAGTGACGACGGAGGTTCCGCGTCCCAACCAACCGCATCAAGAATGGGAGTAAGTGGGTCTAGAAAACTTTTAGTAAACATCAGGTCATAATCGATATGAGTATGTAGACGCAACTCTTTTGGCATATTAAGTGGGTATGATATAACATTCTGACCCAAGTAATTAGGAACTTTCAGATAAACGAACTTAATCTTCTCGCCCGTCTGGACTTCCTGATACTTCTGTGTCAGACCGTGAGTCTTCAATGCGGCATTGTAACACAACGCACCGCGCACATGAATCGGAGTACCTTTCTTGAAGATAGTCTTGCGGTCTACCCATTTGTTCAGGGCAGATATACCACGAGGGAATGAAATATCTTCGGGTGGTAAGGTTCTGAAATGGGACTTAAAGTCTCGAATGTACTGTTGTGTGTCTGATTCGGTACCTTCTACGATAACCCGAAAGATTTCCTTGAACTTGTCACGCACGACCGAAGGAGTCGATGACTTGATTGCCTCGATACCCATCATCTTGAGTTTAGGTTCTGCGTATTGGACACCCTCGTTGTTATGGACGTTCAGGATGTAACGTTTCTTAGCCATCCAGATACCACGGTCAGCGATAACTTCACGTCCCATCTCCATACGATTACTATATGCGCCAGTAATCTTCGCCATCTCTGCGTAAGATGTTTCCAGAACTTTCTCAAAGTGTTCGGAACAAATCTTGTCTAGGAATTTAACAGGGTCTTTAGGAGCAAACTTATCAACCAAGGCACCCATACGAATATAAACAGAGTCGGTATCAATTGCCACAACGTAGTCTTCATCTGTTTTAAGGAGGTTTTGCATTTCATTGTTAACGGCTCTCTCTGCCCATTTGATTGCGAGTTGACCCGCAATAGTAATTGATTCCGCAACTCGCTGATCAAAATATCTAAAATAGCGATTCCCAAGGGCGCCATAAAGTGAATTCATAAGAATCTTGATGGCGGCCTGTTTATTGTTCAGAGAGGTAATCTTATACTGGAGCGCCTTAGATGGATTATGTTGATACTCTTGTTGAAGTTCCAACATCTCTTTCTTGACTACCCGACGTTCCGAATAGTATTGTTCGATGATTGAAGGAACAACACCTTTTCGGTCGTGCGAGAATCTAACACCAGTAGGCGCAATAGAATGACAGAGTTTAGAATAATCAAAGTCGTCACTATACATAGTACCGTCTAGTATTTTATCCACAGACATATTTGGAACAATACCATCCAAAACAGTCTCGGGGGACATGTTGTACTGTACAATGATGTTAGGATACAGAGAGTTCAAATCGAAAGAGGTTACCCAGTCGTGCGAACCGACTTGAGGTTCTTTCACGTAACCACCGGCAAATGCGGACTTAGGTTTATCTGTCTTAGGTGGAACCACAATCTGTTTCGCGTTCAGCATACGATAGATGATGCTGTCCCAGATATTAGTAGTACCTAGGGTATCACCGTAGTTGGCACCTGCCTTATATGCCATAGTCAGGATAAGGGAGATGAGGTCGAGTTTCTCGTCCAACGCATGAACGAGTTCAACATCCTTAATGTTATAGTCGATGAACTTCTGGTAATCTTCTTTGTAGAGATTAAACAGGGTACCGTGTTCTTCGTAGTCGATTTTACGCTCACCGAGTTCGATAGTCGCGATGTGGTCGAGACGATACGATTCTTGTTGGGTATATGTGAACTTCTTGTAAACATCCAAGTAATCGAGATGCTCAATACCCTCAAGGATATATTCTTGAACCTTCTTACCGAAGTATTCCCGATTGCGCTCGCGGATGATACCCCAAGGCGATAGTTTAGAAAGTAGTGTTTCGTCACCAAATAGATTACGCGTACGGTTGATGATGTACGGAATATCAAATCCCATAGTGTTCCAACCAGTAATTACGTCGGGAGTATGGCGACTCCAGTGGTCAATAAACTTACGCAACAAATCCATCTCGTTATCGCATTTGATATACAAGACATCTTTACGTGTGACCACATAGTCATTCAGACCCCACACCCAGTAGACACCGTCGTTCTTGCGTAACGTAATAGAGATGACAGGATGTTCGGCCTTACTAGGTTCAGGGAACCCCGCGTCAGACGCAACCTCAATATCGAAGTTGGTGACTTCTACCGAAGAACGGTCGAACTCGATATCGGTCGGGAATTTTTTAGCGATGTACTGAAACACCATGTTATTCATACCGTACACATTGACGTTAGAAACGTCACGATACAGTTTATCAAACTCGGTCGCCTCAGACATAGAGTCGAAAGTCACGGGCGCGACATTCTGACCGTCTAGGGTTTTCCAAGGTGAGGTTTTGTCACTATTGACAAATAGAGTGGGTTTAAACGCAATCTTTTTCTTGACGCGTTCGCCATTTTTGTATCCGCGATACAGCAAGTTATTGCCGCGACGGACAACTGAGGTATAGAATTCTTTAGTATTTTTTATCATGTGGCCATTATAGGTTAATATGAACGCTGTGTCAAGAGAAAAAATCGGAAAGGGTAGCAGTATTGTTCTGTTCGTACCAGTCTCTACAAATGTCCATCACTCGCTGACGACGTTTGTAATTAATCTCACCATTATCTAGTAGTGTTTCAAATAACTTGTCTATCCCGCCACCTAGTTGTAGGTTGATGTGGGGTTTGACCTTACCAAGAACTTTTTCGATCTCAAACTCTTCTCGAATTATATTCTTCTGTTTTGGTTTGTTGAGTTCTTCCCACGAGAACTTCATAAAGAACTCGCGTACGCGTGGATCTAGATACGGAGTAACATGAACCTTACCATGTTTCTCTGCTAGATTAGTGTGTTGTTTTAGTCCTGCGCAGTCACCGTCGAGGTAGGCATTA